GGCGGGGTAAGACACGTCATACCAAGCAAAGGCAATTATCGTAAAGATGACGCAGAGCCTCAAAAAGGAAAAGGACTATGAACTTGAAAGAACAATTAGTAAAAGCGGCACGTATGCATGCCGAAGGTGAGCTCGAAAGAGCAAAGACAAACATTATGGTTTACATGAACAATGCTACAGGTATTGGTGAGCATAGTGACATTGTAGAAGCCATTCAAGAAGAACTTGACAAGATGGCTCATGCAGAAGATCGTATTGAAATGTTGGTGAAATATTTTGGGTAGAACACTTTTTATAGGTGATAGTCATACATGCGGATACGATACTCTGCCAGGGCAAATAGGCTCCGGCAGTTTTAAAGTATGGCAAGATAACAATTACGCCGAACTTTACGGAGAAGTGCATAATAAGAATGTTGTAGTATATGCTATGCCTGGAAGTAATAACAGATCTTATTCGGACTGGTTAGGTAGTATGTTTAAGAAGTATGATGACATTGACGAAGTTATTGTACTACTTAGTAGTCTTAATAGATTCATGTTAGCACACAATAGTAAGATGTTATCCGAAACTGTTCCAATTGATCAGTTTACACACTATGACGGCAAATCAAAAGACGGATTAAGTGATAGGTATATAGATGCAACTACTGTAGGCGATTACTTTCAGTTATATCAAAAACCAATAGCAGAAGATTATGATAAGTTTCCTGGCATTGCATTTAACTACGAAGACGGACTAACAGAACCTAATATACGAGAAGCAACGTATATGCAAATTAAAACATTCTTTGAACTTAATACGCACTTAGAGCAACGTGACTTCTTTAAAGATGTGTACACTTGGGATAATATGTGTGCTGATAGAAATATACCAATTTACTTGTTTAAGATGCGAGATAGATTACAGTTTCCAGAAGAGATTGATTTTTATGGTAAGTTAAAAGCAACTACTATGTGTGATGTAAGTGTAGAAACCTATTTTAGAAATAAACACATTGATCACACTGCCTATTATACTAGCGACAAAGAGCATTACACTAAGCAGTTCCATTCGTTAATTGCAACAAAATTTTTAAAATACTTGACAAAAACCTAAATAGAATGTATAATTAATTAACAATCATAAGGAACAACTATGAAACTAAGATATTCAGAAGCATTCTATAGTGTACAAGGCGAAGGTAAGTTTGTAGGAGTACCTAGTGTATTCTTGCGTACCTTCGGTTGTAACTTTCGATGCATGAACTTTGGACTTGGTAAAGATGAACCTAGTCGTGCTGAGAAACACGAAGCAGGGCAACGATACAATCAAGAAGTATTAGACTTACTAGATAGTGGCATTATTGCAAAGACTGAAAAGTTTACAGACTTGCCTATTATTCATACAGGGTGCGACACGTATGCAAGTATCTATCCCGAGTTTAAAGACTTTAACAAACTTGCAGAAGTTGAAGAAGTAGTTGAACACTTATTGTCGCTTACTCCAGAAGGTAAGTGGACAATGGATAATGGACAAGATATCCATTTAATTATGACAGGTGGCGAACCTTTGTTGGCGTGGCAACGATTGTATGTAGAACTATTTGAGCATCCACGTATGAAGGATTTAAAAAATGTTACATTTGAAACAAACACTACACAAGTATTACACGACGACCTATACAACTATCTCAACGATAGCGATAGAATTACAGTTACATGGAGTTGTTCGCCTAAGCTATCCGTTAGCGGAGAATCTTGGGAAGATGCTATCAAGCCTGATATTGCTCTTAACTATTCCACTGTTGATGATAGCGACATGTATCTTAAATTTGTTGTTGCTGATCGTGCAGATATTGATGAAGCCGGTAGAGCTGTGCAAGCATATCGTGACGCAGGCGTTGAGTGTCCAGTATATTGTATGCCGCTTGGGGGACGCTCGGAAGAGTATGTCCTTAACGTTCAAGAAGTTGCAGAAGTTTGTATGGAAAAAGGATGGCGATTCACCCCTAGACTACACATCAGCTTATTCGGAAATGCCTGGGGCACCTAATTACATTAACGATAAACATAAAACAGCAATGAAGGCTCCTACAAAAAAGAAAGCCTTAGACGATGAATTAAGAGAGAAAGGATTAATATGAAATGGTTTGATAAGTTAACAGGTAAGAAAGAAGAAGTTGCGCAAACACCAGAAGGTGAGTTTGACGAGTTAGAAACAAATCGTAGAGCGGCTTTGGACTTAGAGAAACAAGAAGCTACTCGACTGGGTAAAGCATGGGTTGCTGTACTTGACACCCAAGTAAATCCAGAGAACATTAAGAACGGGTTCTTTGAGATCGACTGGAACAATCAGTTTATTGAAGAACTACTTGATGCAGGATACAGCGGTGAAACTAATGAAGAAATTGTAGACGGATGGTTTAAAACTGTTGTGTCGCAAATTTTAGAAGAAGGTGCAGAATCAGTTGATAGAGATATGGGCTATATTAACGTAGTTCCGATTGATAAAGGTAAGTCAGAAGTTAGTTGACAGCAATCAGAAACAATGTTATAATAGTAATATAAATTACAATAGAGGTTAATATGAGCACATACATTCTAGTAGACACAGCAAATACTTTCTTTAGAGCACGGCATGTAGTACGTGGCGATATTGATACTAAAGTAGGTATGGCGCTACACATTACACTTAACAGTGTTAAAAAGGCATGGCGCGACTTTAACGCTGATCATGTTGTGTTCTGCTTAGAAGGACGTAGCTGGCGCAAAGACTATTACGAGCCTTACAAGCGTAACAGGCAAGTAGCACGTGATAAACTAACCCCCACGCAAGCAGAAGAAGACACTGCGTTTTGGGAGATCTTTGACGAGTTTAAGAACTTTGTTACAGAAAAGACTAACTGTACAGTTATGCAACACAAACGTTTAGAAGCAGATGATCTTATTGCAGGTTGGGTACAAGCACATCCTAATGATCATCATGTTATTATTAGTACAGACGGCGACTTTGCACAACTTGTTAGTCCTAACTGTAGGCAGTACAATGGCATTGCTAATGTAACTATCACGCACGAAGGCTACTTTAACGATGACGGTAGTGAAGTTATTGATAAGAAGACTAAAGAAGCAAAGCCTGCTCCGCATCCTGACTTTATGTTGTTTGAAAAGTGTATGCGTGGCGACACAAGTGATAACGTGTTTAGTGCTTATCCTGGTGTACGTAAGAAAGGCACTAAGAACAAGGTTGGTCTTATTGAAGCATACGAAGACAAAGGCACTAAAGGCTACAACTGGAATAACATGATGCTACAACGTTGGACTGATCATAATGGTGCTGAACATCGTGTGCTTGATGACTATCAGCGTAACGTAGTATTATGCGACTTAACTGCACAACCTGCAGACGTTAGAGAGATACTTGATAACGTAGTTGAAGAACATATGACTCCTAAGACAATTACTCAAGTAGGCATGCGTCTTATGAAGTTTTGTGCTAAGTGGGATATGCAACGAGTTGCAGACCAGGCGGCAATTTTTGCAGAACCATTACAAGCGAGGTATCCATCATGACAATAAAAGCAAAAGAAGTTTTAAAAAATAAGTTTTGGATCGTTGAAGAAAACGGTACAAAGGTAGGCACATTAAGTGCAAATGAAGAATGTTATACATATAGTTGCAGTGACGGTGTGCAAGTATATTCAAGTTTTGATCAGTTAATAGACAACGTAGGCAAAGTTAATTGGACTGCTGGAGATGCTCCAGAAGAAGGCGAAAAAGACTGTCACGGCTATCCGACTAGTTGTGTTCCGTTTAACCCTATGTACGACTTAAAGAATAAGCTACCATTGTTTACAAAGAGCAATAAGAGCAAGAGTCTTTATTGTGCAGGTCACTACTGTATTGAATTTGAAAAGGGCTGGGTTAAGAGCTTTTGTCCTAAACTAATTACTATTGAACGTTATAACTATAGTGGTCCGTTTAAAACAGATATTGAAATGCGAACGGAGTTATCACGTGTCAACTCAAAGTGAACCACTAAACACTAGTGCAATACAAAACTTTATCCAACAGACTAAAAGTGCTGAGGCTAGTCAAGCCCGAGAAGTTAAGCTGACTATGCCGCAGGCAAAGAATCTTGCATATACACTAGGCATTGTAATGTCTAGGTTACACGGCGATTTAGAATTGTTTGTTAAAGAAAATGCAGGATCAAGTACAGACGAAGTAATAGAAGTACAGTTAAATGGCGGAACTAACTGGAAGTAAACTACTAACTTAATGAAAAAAGGCTAAATATATGCGTAGTTAATTAAAAGGAACGCATATATGAGTAGGCCAAAACCAACTGTAATTTTAGAACACATTAATAAAAAAACATATCGTAGCGAGCAAGTATTAGTTGCTGAAGCTATTTGGTCTGTGTTTTATAAAGATGAACCATTTAACTTAAAAAGTTCTAACATACTTACAAATTACCCGGGACCTAAATACAAAAAGGTCTCTTTCTCAAATCCAGGACATGCACATAACCTTGCTAAGAAGTTAAATGATATGTTTAATTGCGAGGACTTTGCTGTACATAAACTTACTATCGGCGAAGTAGTTACTGAAGAATGAACTGGAAAGAAACATATACTAAAATATTCTTAAAACAGTTAGGCATTGCTATTACCGAAGCTACCCTAAAAGAGTATACTCCTATATGGTGGCAGAACACACGAGTTAAAGCTACAGGCGGATTACGACTTACTGATGAAGGTATCAGGGTAGTAACTGAAGATGTAGAGTTAGCAACGTTTGATGTTCCTTTTCCTAAAGACTTTAACTTAACAACAAATACTATTATATGGCTAGACCAATTTATAGACTGTCCTTGGTGGTTAGGAAGAGGCGGTATGGTTGTAACGGACGAACGGAAGGCAGTCGAAATAAGTCTTTTCTCTGGCGATGTTAGGAAGTACGGTATAACAAAGGCACTTAATAGACAAAATAAAGGTTGACATATTACCGCAGTAATGTTATTATATATGTATAGTTTAAAGCTAGGCACTGATAACTTAATGAGGAATACAAAATGGAAAGTTTAGTAACAAGGCAAGTAACTCCAAATGGAGCAAAGAAGAGCATTAAACGTGCTTTTAAGAAGAAGCGTCCATTATTTTTATGGGGACCACCAGGTATTGGTAAGTCTGACATTATTGGGCAAATCACAAACGAGTTAGGTAAGGCACACTTAATTGATATTCGTTTGTCACTATGGGATCCGACAGATATTAAGGGCATGCCGTATTACTCCGAACAGGATAATACGATGAAATGGGCACCTCCTGCAGAACTTCCAACAGAAGAGTTTGCGGCACAGTTTGATTTTGTAGTTGTATTTTTAGATGAAATGAACTCGGCAGCGCCAGCAGTACAAGCGGCAGCATACCAATTAATTCTTAATCGTCGTGTAGGACAATACAAGCTACCAGACAATGTGTTACTTGTTGCGGCAGGCAACCGTGATGCTGACAAAGGTGTTACATATAAAATGCCAGCACCGTTGGCTAACCGCTTTGTTCACTTAGAACTACGTGTTGATTTTGACGACTGGTTCCAGTGGGCAGTTAATAACGATATACACA